GGTGAACCTAACTGTGGTAACTCTGAATATAAGAAAGAACTTAAAAAGGTTGCTGCTCTCAGAAAAGAGGGTAAAGCACAAATAAGATTTTCTTTATGGACCGAATTTCATTTGCTTCTTGAAAAACTTAAGAAAGAAGTTAAAAATAGACCAGAGGCCAATGGTCTGCAATCATGGATGTCAAGTTATATGTGTAAAACAGTAACATCTGATAGAGATGCTATGCAAGACATGATACAAACTGTTACACAAACATTCTTTGATTGTATGTGTACATGTATTAAAACATCTGTATATGATATGTATAAGAAAGTTTTTGGTGATTTCACAGATTTCTTCGACAAGATTATAGATGCCATTAGTTGGGATACTGTTTTTGAAGTTGTAGGCTATATGATAGTGAGAGAAGTCATGAAAAGACTTGGATACAAGGAACTTTTTGATTATCTCCTACTACCATTAGTGATAGCAAAGAAGTTCACACCTAGTATGAGAGAATTGTACGATCGTGCTATGGAGAATATTGCAGTCATGACTTCTACTATTGTTAAAGAGAAAAGTAAGTCTCAGACAGAGCAGCTGGAAGAAGCAATTTTCCAGCAAGAAGAATTTATTAACGATGAAAATGAAATAATGGCTCAAGCAAACGGGGCCATGGACGCTATTAACATAATAGTGCCAGTTTTAGCCGTGATAACAGCTGCTGGATCAATTAATCCAGAAACCAGTATTCTTAAGCAAACAGGCAAATTTATCCAGAACTTAGGTAAAACTAGAGATATGGAGAAAGGATCAGGTTATATTAAGGAGACTCTTGATAAACTTAAAAGAAAATTCTTACCAACTTTAGAAAATGAGTTAGAGGAAGTAACTAAAGAGAATGCTGTACAAATAATTACATGGTTAGAAGAATTTAATTTGGAACAAATGAAGTTTCAACTTAAAGGGAACCCTAATAGACATGTTGTGATTGCTCAAGCTAAAAGGCAATCCAATATGCTAACAGAGTTAGTCAGGCGTAAAGAACTTGATAACTGCTGGATGAACAGAATAGTTAGAGTTAACGAACGTATAGCTAAGTTTGAAAATTATTTCTATAAACAGAATAACGTGCAAAGATTTAGAAAAGATCCATTTCATGTCAGCATTTATGGTGAACCAGGAGTGGGAAAATCTACTATCATGGGAGAAGTTGAACACCTGTTTATGAAAGCTTATAACTTTATGCCTTACCAATCATATTCTAGAACGAGAACAGACCATTGGGATGGTTTTTCACCAGAGATGAAATTCCTTAAGATGGATGATTTAGCTCAACACAATGGTATGGACGCTTCAGATATTATGGAACTTATTCTCATGAAATCAAACAATCCTTTTATAGTCCCTATGGCCGATTTAGAAGAGAAAGGTATGAGCTTTAATGCTGATTTTATTATATCAACTACCAATGTGGCGTATTTACATTCAGACCTTAAAATGCTGAGAGATGAACAAGCCTTCCATAGAAGGAGGGATGTTTTATTACATATGGATTTAATTGACCCTTTGAAATCCGTCAAGGATAACAAAGATTTCCATAATTCGAAATTTCAATTTATGCATCCTAGATATAAGATGCCTTTGCAAGAATACCCAGGGTGGTATGATTGGCAAGAAGTTCAAGCTATATTGCTTGAGTTGGCTGCGTCATACCATAAGAACCAAGATGCTCTATTAGAAAGAGCTAAGGAATTTGATGCTGAATTATTAGCTATGCCTAATAATATGGATTATAAAATATTAGGTGCTACTTTCGGTGATGAAATCTATCATGGTGATGTCTTAAAGAGGTTTCTTGCTTCAGCTGATCAAATCTATTTAGACCAATTAGGTAAGATACAAGCTGAAGGGCATTTGAAATTTATTAATGCTATGGAAAAACAAAGCATTCAAGCTTTAACGGCTATAGAATTAGGTTTAATAGACGATGAAGTTCGTAGAGAACCTGACGGTCCAGCTAAAGAAGCACTCTTATCACTCCAAAGGAGAGTCTTAACTAGTGGAGTAATTAAAAGAAGTTCTGAATTAACAATCCAAGCTACCGACATGTTATATGGTACAGCCAACTGTGTTGGAGAAACCATTAAGTCGTACGGTGATAAAGCTGGAGAATTTGGGGTAGACTTTTGTTCATCAGTAAGAGAGAAACTTAAACCCGCTTCCAATATCCTTCTCCATGCTTATGAGAAGTTTAAGAGAGGTCTCATCATAGCGGGCCAATGGTTACAAGAGGCTTTTGATCGCGTTAAGAAATTTATGACACTTTCACCCATGAAGTATTACTTAATGGCTGTGTCAATAGCAGCTGTCATTTCTTTTGGAGCTTTTAAACTCTACAAGAAATTAACAGGAGTAGCAACTAAAGCTCTAGTCAATGCTGGGGAATTAGAAGATTACGATGATCGTATGCTTAGAAAGAAGCTTGAGAAAAAGAAATATGAGGATCAAGCAGAAGATTATGATAGATGGTATCATCAAAAGGGACCATCAGGTCATTCTCGTTATGAACTATGGGATTTGCAAAATGATCTATCAGGATCAGAGATGGCATCATTATTAGGTAAGAACGCTAAAGCTGCTCATGAATACCTTAATATGGATATAGATAATGCTTACAGAGGTCAAATGAAATTTAGATCTCGAGCTTACGCCAATTCGCACGAAAATAAAGTAGTGGCTAATGGTGTTGATGTCCCAGTCTTGGGAAGTCAAAACTTAAAATGTGATACTATGCCTAACTTTATAGGCGATAATATGCTCAATAATGCCGTATTAGTGACTCTCGATTCAAATTACAAAAAGAGTCAAAGAGGCTTTATGATTAATGATCATGTCATTATGACCACTTTTCACTTTTGGTTAAAGGGTGATGGTACATTAAGATCAGATATTGAGTGGCCTGCTTACTTAAGCATACAATTCCATGATCGACAGGAACCTGAAGTAATTACTGTTGATAAGCATCAAATGTGTGGGCAAGCAGATATTGATACCTGCTTTATACATATTAATAAGCATTTAATAGGAGTTAGGGATGTTGCTAAATACTTCCCTAGAAGTTCTGATCTCATGGATCACTGCACTGCTAATATACTAGGCATTAGAACTGTCAAAAGTAAAATGACTTATCTTGTTGAAGGATTACCACACATGAGGTTGTTATCGGAACCATTAAAGTATGAAATGGGAGTCCTTATACTCACATGCAAAGGTGTTTACTACGATTCGATTTTACATTATGGTGATTGTGGATCTATTATAGTTTGTGCAGATAAACTTAATAGACCAAGGATTATGGGTATGCATGTTGCAGGGGATCCTACACATGGCAAGGGCAGGCGTTATGCATCTCTTATTAAAAGAGAACATATCATAAAAGCTTATAACTTTTTCTGTTTGCCTGTACCACAAGCAAATGGGGGTATAGATGTAACTATAGATCACCTTAAAGAAATTAAAGCTTTTAAGGAAATACCCAAAGGACAAACTAAAGGTTTCCCTTCTGGTTATAGTGACTTTCTTAAACCTGCTGCAATAGTGGGTTTATGTGCTGCATCATATCATGCTGCTTCATTTATGAAATCAAAGATAAACCCTTCTGTTATTCAAGAATCCATGTCTAAACAAGGCATAGAAAGTGGTAGAGCACCTGCTATACTTGATGATAGAGACAAAAGAAACACACTTAGAATAGAACCTTCGTGTGCAGCTGTTAGCAAATACCAGACTGAACCTTGTTCTATACCTAAAGATGATATAAAATTAGTTGCATCTCATCTTTCTGCAAAAATGCAACCTTTAGACGGTGATTTACCTCGTATGGTTTTAGATATTAATCGCGCTCTTAATGGGTATGATGCTACTAATTTTGATAAATTAGATAGGGACACATCACCTGGAGAACCATGGGTATCTAAATATCATGGTAAAGGTAAGCACAATATAATAACAGAATATCCTTATGAATGGAAACAAGAGGATGTTAAAATTGCAACTTTACAAAGAATAGCTTGTTATAGAAACAGTATTAGTTACCCAACAACCACTGTAACTTTTCCAAAGGACGAGCTAAAATCACATGCTAAAATAAAGCAAGTGGCCACAAGAACCATTGAATGCTTACCTATGGACTTGACTTTGTCCACAAGGATGTACTTTGGTGCCTGGATTTCTATGCTTTATAGAAATAATGAGCGCTTAAGTTGTCAAGGAGGCCTTGACCCTAATTCACCACTTTGGGGGTATCAGTACAGAAGATTAGCTTCTAAAGGTACTAAATTTATAGCTGGTGACTATAAAAATTTTGATGGAAAACCATCAGCTGAGATGATTGATTCAATTGTCGGAGCAATTAATAATTGGTATAATGACGGACCTACAAACGCTAGGGTTCGTCATATGATTGTACGAGACTCTTATGAGAGAGTCACTGTGGTTAATGGATTCTTTGTCCAATTAGACCATGGAATACCTTCTGGTTTTGCGTTAACAATGTCATTGAACTCCTGCCTCAATGATTTATACAAAGGCTGTGCATGGATTAATATCATGCCAAGAGAATTAAGATCACTTAATGTGATGGAAAATGAGACTGACGCTCTCACTCTTGGTGATGACCATGTGATAGCTGTCTCTGATAAAGTATGTGAATATTTTAATGTTCAGACTTTTGGAGACTATTTAGGAAGTGTCGGTGTAACGTACACCGACGCGCACAAGAACCCGTACTCTAGTGCGCAAAAGTATACAGGAATTACCGAAGTTAGTTTCCTGAAACGTACGTGGCGTAACCATCCTATGGATAAAACTTTATGGATGGCTCCCCTGGACCAAAACACAATCGTAGAGAGATGTTTATGGGTTAAAGATGTTAAGAATTTTACTGAAAATAAGATTCGAACTGTCGTTAACATTGAACTTTCTCTAAAAGAGGCTTGCCTACATGGTGAAGATTACTTCAATAATTTGAGGATCACACTGCAAGGCGCCTGGAAAGATGCCAATTTGCCATTGTGTGAATTCCCTGTCGTTTCTTACGATGTAGAGATGCAAGATCTTGCAGACAAACTAAGGAACGGGAGAACCGTAGTCAAAGTAGCTACCGAGTAAGAACTCGGCGG